AGCGGTGGCCAAGGAGGATTTTGTACAGATTAAACAGATTAAAATGACAGATAGCATAGTAGAAAGTGTTCTAAACAAATTTAAAGAACGCTCAGAGGAAGGAATAAAGAAATACGGTGTGACATTAGATAGAAAAGATTTAAGTCCCTTAGAATGGCTGAATCATCTTCAAGAAGAATTGATGGATGCTACGTTATATATAGAGAGGTTAAAGAAAGAACTAGAACATTTAGATAGGATGAACAAAATATTAGAACTATGACAGAAAGAGAAAAAAACGCAAGTGATAAAGCACAAAAACTAATCAGCAGATTTATTAGTGAATGTGAAGTAGATGAAGATTCTGCAAAGAAAGCAGGTTTGATTCTTATAGATGAATTATTTAAGTGGGGATTACCTTACACCTATCAGATAGAATTTTGGACAGAGGTTAAAAGATATTTAAAATGACGGCACAAGAAATTAGCGACAGAATAGTAAAGAAAACTAAAGTAAATGTTTTTGAAGACAGTAGGAGAAAAGAGGTAATTCATTATAGATCATTACTAATCTATCTGCTTAGGGAAAAGATGAATCTTAGATGGATGAACATTGCACTGTTTTTTAAAGCAAATGACAAAAGTATAACACACGCAACTATTATACATTCACATCATTATTATCAACTTTACAAGGATGAAAATCCAAAATTAGAAGAGTTAGAAAAACAATTTAACTTTGCACCAGTTGATCTTGATACGCTTGACAAGATTCATATGTTAGAAAATAAAGTTAAAAATTTAAGAAAAATAATACAGAAATATGAAAAAGTTAGTTAGTTCAGTAAGGAAGTCATTAAGGAATTTATTCACAGAAGATGATCCCACTAAAATATGGGTACAGATACCTAGAAATTTCAAAACAAAGAAAGATCAGAATTACATGATTCGAAGAACAAAGGATTTTATAATTGAAAACACAGAGGTGGGATAATGGAAAACTTTGATAAGGATTATGAGGATGGAAACAATATTGAAAAATTAGTATTAAATTTAATATTAAAAAAATATCCAAAAGCCTATATCAAAGAAGGTTATTTTAAAGGGTGGGACATACACATCCCCGAAATAGATAAAACAGTAGAGGTTAAATTTGATCGTGTTGCTGAAACAGGTAAAAACATCTTAATAGAAATTGAATCAAATAATGAACCATCGGGAATATCAACAACAAAGGCTGACTTTTGGGTAATATATGATAACATTAAATTCTACTGGTTTAAAACAGAACAAATAAGAAAGTGTATTTATGAGAACAAATTACATTGGAGGGAATACAAAGCCAATCAAGACAAGAAATTAAAAAAGGCTTATATGATAAATAAAGAATTACTTTTAAAATACCAATATTTACAAAAATAAAGATGATAAAAGAAGTAAACATTAACGAGGTTCTGACAAATCCAAACAATCCAAGAACCATAAAGAATGATAAGTTTAAAAAGCTAGTAAAGAGCATTAAAGATTTTCCCCAAATGCTAGAGAAGAGAGCTATAGTAGTTGATGAAGCTATGATGGTTCTAGGAGGTAACATGAGATTGAAAGCCTGTAAAGAAGCAGGTGTTAAAAAGGTGTGGGTAGATGTGGCTGAAGGTTGGACTGAAGAACAAAAAAAAGAATTTATCGTTAAGGACAATGTAGGCTTTGGAGAATGGGATTGGGACACATTAGCAAACGAATGGGATGTAGATCAATTAGATGAGTGGGGTTTAGATGTTCCCGACTTTCCTAATGAACTAGGGGCAAAAGAGGATGATTATGAAGAACCCGATGATTTAAAGGTTGATGTTGTGTTAGGTGATTTGATTGAGATCGGTGAGCATCGTTTATTATGTGGAGATTCAACAGATTCAGATCAAGTGGCTAAGTTGATGAATGGAGAGAAGGCTGACATGGTGTTTACTGATCCTCCTTATGGAGTATCTTATGATGGTGGGCATAACAAGAAGAAGCGAGATGGAATTAAGAACGATACGCTTGAAGGGATTGACTTAACCAATCTATTTAGAGATAGCCTAATGAATGCGGACATATTTAGCTACAATCATTCAGCTTTTTATATTTGGTATGCCAATGGCAAGGCAGTTGAAACATTTAAATCTTTCTCTGAATTGAATTTAGAAGTTCGGGCAGTCATTTGTTGGTATAAAGTAAAAAGCGGACTTGGGGCATTTATGTCTCAATATATACCAAACTATGAGCCTTGCATATATGCATATAAAAGTGGATGCAGTCCACAATGGTTTGGTGCAAGTGATGAGAAGACGGTATGGGAATTAAAAAAAGAAAGGAATAATCAATACCACCCAACACAAAAACCCGTTGAACTTCCCGAAAGAGCAATGCAAAATAGCAGTAAATTAAATGATATAGTCTTAGATGTGTTTTTAGGTTCAGGCTCTACAATGGTTGCATCACATCAACTTAATCGTAAGTGCTACGGAATGGAACTTGATCCAAAGTATTGTCAAGTGATAATAGATCGAATGAGAAAGCTAGATGATAACTTAATTATAAAAATAAACGGTAAAGAGTATGAACAAAACTGAACAACATAAAAAAGCAATAATCAAGGCTTTAGAAAAATCTCTTGGTGTTGTTACTACTGCCTGTAAAAATGTGGGGATAGGTAGAACTATATTTTACGAATGGATGAAGGATGATAAATCATTTGCTAAAGAAGTAAACGATATTCAAAATATTGCATTGGATTTTGCTGAATCACAACTACACAAACAAATAGGAGATGGATCAACTATTGCAACTATATTTTATTTAAAAACAAAAGGTAAAAACAGAGGTTATATTGAAAGACAAGAGATTGAACATAATCAAAAAGATAACGAATTTAATATCAGAATTATTAAGTGAATCTTGATGTAAATGTTGTCTTTGAACATCTTGTGGATTCAAAGGCTAAAATAGTATGTGAGCAAGGGGGTACGAGATCGGGTAAAACCTACAACATATTGATGTGGATCATGTTTTATTATTGTACCAAAAACACAGATAAGATAATAACCATTTGCAGAAAATCCTACCCGGCACTTAGGGCATCTGTGATGAGGGATTTTTTTTCTATATTAAATGCTCACCAAAAATATGTTGAATCAAAACACAACAAATCAAACTCTGAGTATCACCTATTTGGAAACCTTGTTGAATTTATTAGTTTAGATCAACCCCAAAAGGTAAGAGGTAGAAAACGTGATTTACTTTTTATCAATGAGGCAAACGATTTAATATGGGAAGATTGGCAACAATTAATTTTCAGAACACAAGAACGTATAATAATAGACTTTAACCCATCAGATGAATATCATTGGATATATGATAAAGTTATTCCTCGTAATGATTGTGATTTCTTTAAAACTACTTTTAATGATAATCCTTTTCTTGAAGATTCTATTAAGGAAGAAATTCTTCGATTAAAATCTACTGATGAACAGTATTGGCAAATATACGGATTGGGTGAACGATCAACCAGTATATCCACTATCTTTAAATATGTAGAAACAGATCAGATACCAACAACTGCAAACCTTATTTCTTATGGAATGGATTTTGGCTACTCAAACGATCCAACTACTTTAGTAAGTGTTTATATCGAAGATTTTAATTTGTACGTTAGAGAGCATTTATATAGGACTCAGATGACAACCAATGACATTCATCAATTCCTACTAGATCAGCACCTAGAAAATAAACCGATTTACGCAGATTCAGCAGAACCAAGATTAATTGATGAACTTAAAAGAATGGGGCATACAATATTTCCATCTATAAAAGGCAAGGATTCAATTAATGCAGGTATTGATTTACTTAAGCGTTATAAGATAAACATATTAAGCACATCCACAAATGCCATTCAAGAATTTAGAAACTACAAATGGCAAGAAGATAGAACTGGCAGATTAATTAATTCACCCGTAGACAAGAATAATCACATTATTGATCCTTGTAGGTATGCGACTTATTCTATTCTATCTAAACCCAACTTTGGAAAATATGCAGTTAGTTAAAACTATTTAATAAAGTTTTTGTTTTATAACTTATTTATGTTACCTTGCATATATGATTAACAAACAAACAAACAAAATGGAAACAATGAAGCCTTTATTTACAGACATAGAACTAAAAGAAATTATACACGATATAGATATAGCTTATATTGATATGATGGATAGTGAGGTACACAGACAAGAAGTAAATTGGTTTGTGCATGACTTAGAAATATTTGCAAATGTGTTGTGTATTCGTGAAACACTTAGCGAACCCTATGAGACTTATGATCACCAAGAGCCGGGAACATATAGATATTTTTTTGAAATTGATGATTGTTGTGCTTACTTTAACGATGAAGATTGTATTACAAATCATCAACTTGAGAATATAATAGTACCAGTTTTAGAAGTTAAAATACACCCACATGGATAAGATACAAAACACACACGATGCAGAATATTGGAATAATGCACATCTTTGTTCTAGTATTCTTAGGGGATGGCATAAGATCAAACCCGGCAACGAAGAAATAAGATCAGTAATGACTGCTCTTCAAGAGATGACATTTTATGTAGCACGTTTAAAACACGATGCACAAGCAAAGGATAAGATAGTAGAAGAGTACAAATTAGAACGCAACAAGTGGTGCATGAGGGCGCAACAAGCAGAGCGAAGATTTGACAACGCAGAGAAGTTGATAGATATTTAAAACTTTTGTTTAGTTGGTTAATTAGGGCAATCAGAAATGGTTGCCTTTTTTTGTGTTTAAAAATCCCTTCTGTTTTGCGTTATATATTTATGAAAGCAAGTGTAACTGTACCAAGTCTATCTGAAATCACACTAGAACAATATCAAAGATTTTTGAAAGTTCAAGAGATTAACAAGGAAGATGAATATGTTCTTCAGTTAAAGATGATTGAAATCTTTTGTAATGTTGATTATAAAGATTGCAGAAACATCAAATTTTCAGATGTTGAAAAGATCATCGAAGTACTCACAAAAACCTTTCAAGAAAAACCCGAACTTGTAACTACTTTTAAAATGGGTGGTGTTGAGTATGGATTTATTCCAAATCTACAAGAAATTTCTTTTGGTGAATACATTGATTTAGATTCTTTTTTACCATCAGAACAAGATTTACACAGGGCAATGAATGTGTTGTATCGCCCCATTGTAAACAAGGCAGCAGGGAAATATTCTATTGCAGAATATGACATTGACACAAAAGAGATAATGAAGCAGATAAAATTAGATGCAGTTCTTGGTTCTCTTTTTTTTTTTCAAAGTTTAGGCTTGGAGTTGTTGAGCGTTACGAGCAATTATTTACAGGAGGAAATGGAGAAACAACCACAATTTCAGCAGGATTTGGAAAAAAGTGGGGATGGTATTCAAGCATCTATGCACTCTCTCAAGGAGATATTGAAAGATTTGAAAGTATCACTTCCCTTGAACTAGATAAGTGTTTAACGATGTTAACATTTATGAAAGAAAAGAACGAAGCAGAAGCACAACAAATAAAAAATAAGCAAAGAAGATGAGCCAAGGAATAAGAGGTTTTTACCAAGTAACCAAAACACTAGAAGATCAATTGCTTTTAGATGAGAACTGTAAAACAGTTACCACTGGTGACATATCAAAAATCAATCTCGAAAAACAGGATATCTTCCCCTTGTCACATATCTTAATTAACAGTGTGACACAAAGCGACAATAACGGAAGTGCCACATATACCTTTAATGTGTCAATCCTTTCAATGGATATTGTTGATCAAAGCAAAGAACCAACCACAGACTTGTTCAGAGGCAACGATAACACACAAGACATTCTAAACACACAAATGTCTGTAAGTAACAAGTTGATTCAGATAATGCGAGGAGGGACTTTATTTCAAGATATGTACCAAGTACAAGGTGATGCTACGTTTGAGTTTTTTACAGAAAGGTTTGAAAACGAATTAGCCGGTGTTACTGCTACTTTTAACATAACGATTTACAATGACATTTTTATTTGCTGATGGATTATTTAGAACTAAGTAAAGCCTTAAATGCATTTGGCAAATATGTCATTCAGCAATCAAGATCAAACCTAACTAAAAAAGGTAAAAATTCTACAAGTGATTTGTACAATTCTTTGAAGTACGAACCGAGACAAGAAGAGGGTGCTTTTTTGATTGATTTTATAATGGAAGATTATGGTGCTTT